TGAGAGAGTTTTAGAAAATGAAGAAATAGAACAGCTATTATTAAAAGAAAAAAACAAGTCATTTTTAAGTTTTGCGTATGGTGTATGGGTAACAGCACACGCAAGAAATAACTTGTTAAGAAATGTTTTAAAATTAGATAAATATGTAGTATATTGTGATACTGATAGTATAAAATTAGCAAGTGGTTATGACAAGAATATTATATTAGAATATAATGAAAAAGTCAAGAATAAGGTAAAATATGTTAGTAGTTTGTTAAAAATAGATATTAATAAATATGCTCCTAGTGATGTAAAGGGTAATAAACATTTATTAGGATTATTTGAAAAAGACGCTCATTATAAAGAGTTTATAACACAGGGAGCTAAAAAGTACGCTGTTGTAGATGATAATGATGATATTAAAATAACAGTGGCTGGTGTACCTAAAAGTGGAGCTGAGGCTTTAAAAAATTTAGATGAATTTAGAGATGATTTTATATTTGATTATAAATATACTAATAAAATGACTATGTTTTATAATGACGAACAGGATACTTTTAATTTAATAGATTATCAAGGAAATGAGTGTTTAGTAACAGATAAAACAGGTTGTTGTTTAGTACCTACTACTTACACTTTAAATAAAAGTTTAGAGTATGCTCATTTAATTAGTGATGAGAGTAGTAAAAGAGCTATTTATAGAGAATAGGAGGTTATTATGGAGGATTTAGAATATATAAAAAAATTTTCAAAAATTACAATTAAAGATGTTTGTAGTAAAGCTAAAGTTAATAAAAGTAATTTATTTGCTGGACGGACTACAGGCGAAAATGTAAAAAAAGTAAGGGAAGAAATAGAGAGTGAAATAGCTAAATTATATATTAAGAAAGAAGGAAAGTAATGGCTAAAAAGATAATACATTATAATATAGATAATATTGATAAAGAGGGAGCTAATATTAATTTAATATGGGGTGAGAGGTCAAACGGTAAAAGCTACCAAGTAAAACATAAAAAAGGTGTAGAAAATTATTTAAAAGACACTTATACATATCATGATAATTATAAGGATAAAGGTAAGATAATAAAAGATGTTATAAAAAAGGGTAGTAGATTTATATTAATGAGAAGATGGAAAGAAGAAATAACAACGGAAAAGATAGAAAGATATTTTGCTGATGTTGATATAAGTAAATTGACGGATGGTAAATATAATTGTATTGATTATTATAGAAAAGTATTATATTTAGCTGTTTACAATAATGAAACTGGTAAAACAAGTAGATTTGATAAAATAGGTTATGTAGTAGCTTTATCTACAGAACAAAATTATGCAGGAGCTAGTTATTTGGATGTAACTGATATTATATTTGAGGAGTTTATGTCTAGAAGTATTTATATCTCACATGAAGCTGATAAGTTAATGAACTTTTATTCTACAGTAGATAGAAAAAGAGGGACTACTAGATTATGGCTTGTAGGAAATACTATATCTAGAGTATGTCCTTATCTTAATGATTGGGATTTACAAAATATTATTAAAAATCAAAAACAGGGCGAAATAGTAACAAAATGGATACCTACAGGTGAGGTTGATGATGAGGGTGTAGCAATAGAGGTAAAATTAGCTATTGAATACTGTAAATCAACAGGAGCTAGTAGTTTTGTTATAGGAAAACATAAAGATATGTTAAATAAAGGTAGTTGGCAAACAGATCCACAGCCTCATCTACCTAAATCAAGAAAGTTATATAAACGAATATATAAAGTATTTTTTCAATATCAAAGTTTTAAATTTGTTGGCGAATATTTAAAGGATAAAGAGGATAAAAATATATGTTGGTTTATATATCCATATGAAAAAGAAATCCCAGATAAAGTGATTGTTTTTAGTGATGTTGTTAAAATCAGCAAATATTGGCAACGAAATATTTATGATATGCAAATAAAAAATGATAAATTAAGAAGATTTATGTATAAAACATTTAGAGAAAATAATATTTTTTATGCTAATGATTTAGTAGGAACTGATTTTAAACAAGTTATTGATTTTGAAATAAAAAAATAATATAATAAATAAAAGGAGTGATAAAGTGGCTAAAAATTCTAAAGTTATGATTTGTCATAATATTAAAATGGATAAAAGCTATAAAAATGTATTAAATTATACAGAGACACAAATGGTTAGTTTATGTGAGGCTAATGTGGTAGCAACAGCGAATAATTTTTCTTTTGTTAGAGAAAGAAACGCTATTTTAGTACCTTTTAGTTATTCTAATTGTTTAGAGTGTAATTATATAGCTTTTCAAAATCCTAATTATTCTAATAAATGGTTTTTTGGTTGGATAGATGAGGTTAATTATAAAAATAATGGCACAACAGAAATAGTTTTTACTATTGATGTATGGTCTACATGGTTTGATTACTGGACAGCTAAACCGTGTTTAGTTATTAGAGAGCATGTTAATAATGACGGTGTAGGTGTTAATACAGTACCCGAGGGATTAGAAACGGGTGAAATTATATGTAATTCTCATGTTATAGATGATAATATGGATAATATAATGGATGATTTAACATATGTATTATCAACAACGGTTAGTTTATATGATACGGAGGGAGATAAATTTATACCTGTAACAGGTGGTTTATATAATGGTATATATTCAGCTACTAAATATTATCAATTATCAGAGGCTGGTATTAATGCTAAATTAAAAGAATTAGCTCAAAAAGGACAAATTGATGCTGTTAACGGCTTGTTTATGGCTCCTAAAGTATTAGCTACAATTGTTAGTGAAATGTCGCCACAGATAGTTAATAGTAATTCAGCTCAAACATATAGTAATAGTATTTCTAAACAAACAACACTAAACGGATATACACCTAAAAATAAAAAATTATTATGCTATCCTTATAACTATTTAATAGCTAGTAATAATAACGGAGCAAGTTATACTTATAATTATGAGGATTTTAGTGGTGGTAATTGTACTTTTAAAATATATATGGCAATAACTCCAGGATGTTCTATTAGGATGATACCAACTAATTATAAAGGTGTTAGTGAAAATGATGAATATGGTATTAATATGGGTAAATTACCTATTTGCTCTTATCCGTGTGATATGTATACTAATTGGATGACACAAAATTCTATTAACATAGCTGGTCATCAAATATCAAGTGATGATATTAATATTGGTTTATCTTCTTTTAATGCACTAGCTAGTACTGTAGGCTCTATAGCTAGTAAGGATAGTATGGGAGCTGTTAGTAACGCTGTAAATGGAGCTGGTAGTATAGCAAACGCTCTAATAACACAAAAACAACATGAATTAATACCTCCTCAAGCAAGAGGTAATTTAAATGGAGCTGATGTTATAACAGCTTCTAATAAAAATAATTTTCATTTTTATAAAATGAGTATTAAACAAGAATACGCTAAAATAATAGATGATTATTTTACAAGATATGGTTATAAAATAAATAGATTAAAAACTCCTAATATAACAGGTAGAAATATATTTAATTATATACAAATAGGAGCTGATGAGGTTGTAGGTAGTGGAACTTTATCTAATGCTTATATGGATGTTATTAATAATATTTGTCGTAGTGGTGTTACAATATGGCATAATCACTCTAATATGTATAATTATAATTTAGATAATAGTATTTAAAAAAGACTAATAAAATTAGTCTTTTATTTTATAAATATCTTTTTACAATAGTTTTAACTTTTTCATGAAATTCATCACTATTAACATAAGTATCAAATTTATTATCAATATATTCATCTACTTTATCATTATTAGCTGTTAGATAAGATAAAACTATATTTTCAATAGTACTTTGTAACTCTCCAGTAAACACCTCATTATCAAGTAAATTTCTAATAGCATTATTTAAATTATCTTTTAAATATGTTGATATTTCATTAATTTTTTTATTTTGACAATTTAAATCATTTTCTACTTTTTCAGTAAGATTATTTAAATCTCGCCTTAGTTCTTTAATTAAAGTTAGTATTTCATTATCATCTGATTTTAAATTAGAACAGCAATTATTAACAGGTGGAGTTATAATAGGTTCATCATCACAGCAACAATCAATATTTAAACTTTCATGGTATCTATTGTATTTACTCATCTTATCATCTCCTTATTATATTAAATAGTGTGTTGTTAATCTAATAGTTTTACCTTGTGCTAAATTAACACGGCTTCTAAGATGTAATCCAGTATTTTCATCAGCTCCTATATACATAGGAACGAAAGCTCCAGTATTATCACTAGCTGATACATTAACTAACTTATTAGTTGTAAAATTGATTGTTTCACCATCTATTTCTAAATTATTAGGTATTACTATAATATCAGTAGAAGAATTAATAGCCGTATTTACTGTAAATTCAAAAGAAATAAGAGTGTTAGAGTTTCTAGTTTGGAAATAGCTCCATGAATTGTTAACTGTAATACTATTACTAACATTCATTTTACTAATAGGTATAGTTAAGTTTAAAGATGGATAATGACACCTCCACATATTCCAGTTTTCACCTGTCTTAGTTCTAGTATAAACACCTCCAGCTCCAGTATTTGATATTATAGTTTGTTTAATAGCTAAGTTATTATGTGTCATACGCTCAACTATTAATTTAAAACCTGTTGTTATTGCTGGTTTATGTAATAATACAGATGTTAAAGTTCCATCTTTAGAATAATAAACACCCGGTATATTAAAGTTATTTAAATCATCACCAGCAATTAAAGGTAACCCCTCATATAAAGAATATTGCATATTAAATAAATCTAGTGTTTCATTAGCCTCAGCTGTAATTTTGTTGTATGAAGATGTAATAGTAACATCACCAGCTTTAATTGTACCGAAAATCGTAGCTCCTCTAGTATATAAATTATAAACACAATTTCTAGCTAAATTTATAGCTGGTATATTATCTAGCTCACCAATTACAGCATATTTTGGATTTAATTGATTTAAATAATTAGTATCACTATTATAATTTAATCCGTGATGTTCTACTTTTAAAACATCAATATCTTTAAAATACTTATATAATTTAGATTGTGCGAGTGGTTCAATATCACCTGTAAATAAAAATTTATTATTAAAATGTTTAAGAATAACTACCATAGAAAAATTATTATAGATAGTATGTTCTATTTCGCTCATATTCCAATTGGTTTGTTCGTCATAATAATTTTCGTAATAATTAGAGCCTATATTAAAAAATTGTAATTGTAAACTATCAGTTAAAGTAACAATATCTTCATTATCAGGTTCAATATAATTTATATTTTTAGATGTTAATAAATTTTTAATATATGTTTCAACTTGACTATAAGTTGCCCCATGGAAAAGGCTCCAGTCTATTCCTTTATGTGGTAGATAGAAAGTACAATTACTAAAATCAATAGTATTAGTATTTAATAAAACGGTTAATCCCTCGGCATTTACACCTCCTATATGATCGCCGTGATAGTGGCTAATTATAACAGTATCTATTCTATCTATATCATTATCATTTAAAAAACTTATTAAATGATTACAGTCTGTTTGAAATCCTAAATCAAGTAAAATATTTTTTTCACCAGTAATAACAATACAATCCCCTAAGTGTCTAACATCTGTAGAACTAACAGGCTCTGTTCCTATTGATAAATAATTAACTTTTAGTTTATTATCTACAATATCATTAATTCTTTTATCTTTAACATAATATCCATTTAATTTAACAAAATATTGTTTATCCATTATTTTCCTCCTCATTATCATTATTTTCTTTAGTAACAATTAAATTTAAACTTTCTTCATTACTATCATAAGTTAAAAGTACTTTTAACTCACCGCGTTCTATCATTTGATTTAATAATATATTACATGTTTCAATAAAATTATCTTTCATATATTGAATAGCGTCAGCTACTTTTCTATCCTGTGTATCCATTCTCTCTAAGATATTATTTTCAAAATCTTTAACAGTTTTACTAACACAATTTTTAAAACATTCAAAATCACTAATAATACCATTTTCAAAATCTCTAATATAATTATTTAATTCTTTTACATATTCATCAATAAAAGATGTTAATTTTAATTGACTATCTTTTATACATTGTATTAATTGATATTCAGTAATAGCGTCAAAATCAGTTTCTATAAAAGGAAAATTTTCTACTACTGATAATTTAAATAAACTACAATTTCTTATATCATACTTTTTATGATAACAATTATTTTTACAATTCATTTTTAACTCCTTTCTATCATATTATACCATAAAATAAACATGATAAATCATTAAATATCATAGTATAAATATGGTTTCTATTTTCAATAAATTCATTATATATTTTTAATTTATCAGCTGGTGATCTTTTTGTTGTTTCTTCTAATATCTTATCCTGTGATGTATTAATTTCATTATTTAATTCACTTATACTATTAACCTCATCAGTAGTATTTTGTGTATCATTATTTTTTTGTAATGTATAATCAGTAACATATGTACCATCAGCAACAGATGGTATTTGATTTTGTGGTAATTCACTATATCTAGTATCATTAGTTGTATTATTAATAGCACTACCGTTTCTATTTTCATTATTTTCAATAGTCTGTTCGTTAGATGTATTACCTTTATTATTTTCTTTTAATGTATGTGTAATATTTTCACCATCATTAAATAAATCCCATCCATCTAACATATCAAACATTTTATTATAAGTAGGCATTATTTCATTAAGTTTTACAGATAAAGCTATTTTAAAAGCTGTTACTGTTTCGTATCCAATTCTACGCATTAAAAACTTATTTAAAATCATAACCTCAAAATCTTCTTTTTTTACTTTACTACTTAAAGGATAGTTAAAATCAAATATTGTAGCTCTACCTTTATAAGCTAAATTTTTTATTTTAGTTTTATTATCTTTATCATAATTAACTATACTATTTAAAATACTGTATATTGTAGGAGGTTTATCATTAAATAAATAATTATAATTAAACATCAAAATCATCCTCCTCATCTATATCATAATTAGTATCATTATCTTCTTTATTAGTAGGCTCACCGTCATAATAACTAATTTTAATATCTAATCCCCACTTTTTATTAATTTCTTCTATTGCTCTTTTTCTAGGTTCAAATCTTGAAAATCTACTAGCTATAGTTCCACCCTGCATAGCTGATATTTCATCTACAATATGACGCTCTTTCTTAGTTAAGCTTAAATTACTAATACCTATTAATTGTAAAAATTCGCTCCAGATTTTATCTTTGTTTTCTTCTAATTTATCAGCAACATATGGAGCTGGCTGTAATACTAAAGTAGTATCATCAATATCAACATCATCATAAGTAATAACTTTTTCAACTAAACCATCAACCTCATTAACAATAGCTTTAACTGTATTTTCTCTATCAGCTGATGTTTTCCAAAATCTTGGTGTTTTTTGTTGTTGTATGTTAATATCCATAGTTCTAGTTATATTAGCTAAGCGTTCAGCGTATTGTATTATATCTAAGTATAAAGGATATTTACCGTTATTATCATACATAATAACAAAATCATCTTTGTTTAAAGTTCTAGTATATCCATTAGCTCCTGTTACTTGTATTTTAGTAGGTCTATTATAAATATCAACAGTTGTAACATTAGAAAAAGGTAAAGCTACCACACTATTTAAAACATCATCCTTAAAAAAAGCAATTGCTCCTTTTCTTAATAATGTCTTATTAATATAAGAAACATCAATATAAGTAGGTAAATTTTCAAATTGAAAAACATTTTCAGCCAACATTAATGTTTTTCTTTTATACATGTTATATGTTTGAAAATTAGATAATTGACTACCTATTAATTTCCTTTTCATTATTAACCTCACTTTCTATATAAAGAAAAGAGAAAGTTAAGCTTTCTCTTTATTACGCTGATTGTGTTACGGTTATAGTAGCTGTAGCACTTTTAGTTGTATTATAAACACTTGTCGCTTTTATCTTAACTTGATTACCAGCAAAATCACTAGGTATTGTTACTTTACCATTTAAATCTACTGTAACACCAGCTCCTGTTGTTACAGACCATGTAACACCTTTATTAGCAAAATTAGATGTATTAACATTAGCTGTTAATTGTATTTGTTGTCCTGGTGTTACTGTTGCTTGACTAGGTGTTACACTAACACTATTAACAGTTGGTGTATCAGTAACAAACACACACGCATTTTCATAGGGACTAGTAGAAAATACTCTCCAAACATGTAAGAAAATATTTCTATCTAAAGTAGTAGGGTTAGTAAATTCAGTCTGTTTTGTATTACTTTCATTATCAAAAGCATAATCATAATCCATAAACCACTCTTTACTCATCAAGACAGCTGGTATTTGTGCTAATTGTTCTAGTTCTTCAGCTGTAAAAGGTATATAAGCATCCTCTAATAGAGTAGCTAATCTTTCTGTATCATGATTATTAAAACCATCAATTAAAGTCATATTGCTTCTTAATTCAGCCTCATTTTTAAAATAAGAAGTTGCTAAAACATCAGTTGAATAATCAGCCTCAAAATCAGTATTAACTATCAACATTTGTTCGCTAAATCTTGTAGCCCTCCTTATACCAGCTGGATTATATTTATTAGTTCTAAAAATCATCTTATTAGAAACACTCTTAATAGCACTAACTTTTTCTCTATTAGTTTTATTATCATAATCAGATATTTCAACAGCTGTCATAGTACCATCTAAAATTCTTCTACATAACATATATTTATCAACTATATAAGTATCATATTTTAAACTTTCATATAGCATAAGAATAGCTTCTTCTACAAATTGAAATAATCCACCCTCACTATCAAAAGCCATTTGCATTTGCTCTATCTTAATAGTTTGTTGATAAAATTTTTGAAAGTTAACCTCATGTATATAATTAAATACATTAGGCACTACATTATCCAAAAATCTTGTTTTATCATCTAAATTTTGATTATAGTCATAAACATTACATAATTCAAGTATTAACTCTCTTACTTGCTGACCAAATCTTAAGTTACCTCTTTTTGTAAAATTCCATGGATTATCCCATCCATTTCTTTTAATAACAGTTAATCCAATTAAATTAACTGTATTAATGAAAGCGTTTCTGTATCTTTCATTAGAAGATATTAACTCACCTATAGGTTTTATACTCTCACCCTGTACTGGTAAATCAATATCACTAGCTAACTCTGGTGTTACATTTATAATATAACTTAAAAGTTCGCTATCAGTAGTTGCTTTTAATACATTGTTAAAAGCCATATTATCATCTCCTTTAAATTTCTTTTATATCAATTACTTCTTTTTCTTCTAGTTCTTCTATTGTGTCGTTTTCATTATCAGTATCAACACTATCATTTGATAAAAATCTTTCTTTATATTTTTCTTTTAGTGTTTCATACTTAATTTTTATTTCATCATAACCATCAATTTTAACTTTTTCTTCAGCTGATAATTCTACTGGTGTATCAAAACTATCAGCTACATCTTCAAGTAAACTAATTTTAATATCATCGTCTATATTTAAATCATTTATTTTATTAGTTAACTCCTCTTTAGTTAATTTAGCCATTTTAACACTCCTTTCTTTTAATTAAATATACAATAAATAGGTTTATTTGTCAATTTAAAAATTTTCTTTTATAAAAAATAAAATTAAATTTATGTTTTTTAGCTTTATTAGTAGGTTGTGGTGTAGGTGGTATAGGAGTTCCGTCATATATAGCCTCTGTCCCCTCAACATTAGGTATTCCCATAAAATCAGCTGGATTACTATATAAGCTTCTCTCATGTGAATAATCCCAATCATGACTTGATAAATCTTGCATTTCAAAATGTAAATGAATTCCAGTTGCCTCACCTGTATCTCCCTCTATCCCAATCTGTTGTCCTGTAACAACTCTATCACCTACATTAACTAATCTACTAGATAAATGACCGAATAAATATCCCATACCATCATTAGCTTTTATTATAATAACATTACCGTATCCTGTTGTGGCTGTTCCTGAATAAGCACTACGAACAACTGTTCCATCACATACAGAGTAAACAGGTTTAGCTCCTACTGTTGCGATATCTATACCTTTATGATAATAGCTTCTATCTTCCCAAAATTCACTAGTAACATAAAAAGTATCATTTATAAAAGGTGCTATTCTTGCTTGTACTGGCATTATCTTACCCTAATATTTTTACCAGCATAAATTAAGTTAGCATTTTTTATATTATTCCAATTCATTAACTGTGTTACGGTAGTATTATAGCGTAAAGCTATAGATGATAAAGTATCACCTTTTTTAATAGTATAATATATTAAATTAGTTTTCTTACTATTTATTATTTCATTAACTTTATTTTGTACTTTATTATAATCATATCCAGCATTAGTTAAAGCGATTTTTCTATCTTGTCCGTTTCCCCATTTACCATTAATAACCTCAACAGCTAACTCATCTATATTTTTATTATTTACTTTTCTATCTTTATTATATCCATTTAACCCTTTATTTTTTATAATAGTAGGAAAATCAACAAAAGAATAATCCATATCACATACATATCCAGCAATATGGTTATCTCTAATTAGATTAGTTTCACCTCCAAATTGCCACATATCAACATTAACAGGCTTATTATTTTCTACCGTCCATTTAGCCCTCCATTGGCTATATAATTTAGATAAAACACTACCATATACCTCTCTATTATATGTGTTTTCGTTCATATATATACCAGCAAAATATCCAGCATTTTCTATAGTTTCACACCATGCCTTTACTATTTCTGTTGTTTCATTTATTCCTAAATTAAGTAATATTTTATCCTCTACATCATAGTAAATAGGATACTCAAAAGCTTTATTTTTTAAACAATAATTTATTAAAGCTTGTGCCTCCTCTCTAGCTTGTGCTACATTTTTAGCTAGTCCATATTGATATACACCCACATTAATACCATTTAGCTTTAATTCTTTATAAAAATCCTCATATGATAAATCTTTACTATTTCCATACATCCCTCTTATAATAGCAAAATTAACACCATTTTTCTTTAAATTAGATATATTAATACCTCTTTGCCAATATGATATGTCTATTCCAAATATTTTTGTCATATTTCATTTCCTCCATCCTATAATAAAATTTATTTTTCATTATTTAATTTTCTCCAACCAAAAATAGCTTTTATCATATTTATTACAGCCGAAATACCCATGCAAACACCCGTCATATAGGTAATTCTAATTACCTCTTTACTTGGATTTTCTTGTATATAAGGCATACTAGCTAAAATACTAGCTATAAAACCCTCTATAAATGTAATAATTATTCTAAAAGCTATATCAAAATCTTTGTTTGTGTTAAGTTCTTCCTTTACAATAATATCATTATTTTCATCCATTTTTATCACCTCTCTATATTTAGATTATAGCAATAAAAATTATAATTGTAAATATTAACAAACTCATTAACTACCAAACACTTAATATTTACAATAATATAATAAAACATAAAGGTAAATCATATTTAAGTTCTTTGGATGCGTCCATAATTTATATACAAAAGTTAATTTTTAATTGTATATTACAACAATTCAAACGCTAAATATTTATTATCACTATTTGTCATCTTATTTTTAACTATTTTAATTTTAACACCATTTTTAATATCATTTAAACCAAACATTTTAATATAATCTATCATTTGATTAGTAAACATCTTAGATCCTGTAACATAACTCTTACCGTTTTCATCTATTAAAATGCAAACTTTACTAAATGTTATATTAGTATCAACTACACCTGTATCATCATTAAAATCAGTTTCTTCATGTCTAAATGTTTTTATTAATACATCAGTAACAAATAATTCTTTATCTACACAATCATTTAATTTATAATCTACTTTAGTACCTAAATTAAATATTTTCTTTTTATCTGTTAAAGTTGTAAATGTTACTCTATCACTATCATTAATAACATCTAGATTATTAACATCATTTACTGGCATAACCTCATTTTTTACCTCACTTTCTACTACAATATTTTCTTTTTCCTTTGTCATTTAAAACACCTCTTTCTTTATTTTTCTAGTACTTAATAAGTACTTTACTAAGTATATAAGTAGTATTATATACTTAGTAAACTACCTATTAGGTAGAAATTTTAATTATATTTTTACATCTTTTTAATCCATTTAATCGATCAATTACTTTTTTAGATGTTAACAACGCTGTTATTTGTAAAAAATCAATCTCTTTCATATTTATATAATTAGATAAAATATAAAATAATTTTTGTATAAAATGTTTGTAATTACTATTATATTC